GGTGCCGTGACTGTTCCTAGCATCACTGATAACGGTGGTGGATCGGTAACCGTTGGCGCGTTAGATGTTGTGCTTTTCAATAATGCTACACAAGTGGGGACCGCTAAGAAGTACAGCCTCCCAGCTTTAACAGTGACTCTTGTTGATAACGCCACAAACTACATCATTGCTGATTATGCTAGTGGATCACCTGCTCTTGCAAATACAACGAATATCAACTTGATTAATGAGTCAAGCGTTGTGCCTATTTACACTATTTACCGTTCAGGATCGTTTCTTCATATTCAATCTTGGGATTCTTTAGGAAACGGATTAGCGAACAAGCTTCACCAGTCTATTGTTAAAACTCAAAGATATAGAAGAGAATCAGGACTTGCGCTTGGTGAAACTGGAACGCGTAATGTGACCCTTGGTTCTGGTATCGTGTGGACGGGTGCAAACTCTTTAAGCTTGGGTGCCATTTCTACTGGTACTGATAACCTTTTCTATTTCCTTCGCACTGGTGCAAGTACTTGGACAACTCAAGTTGTCACTCAGTATAACAACACTGACTACTGGAACGGTACGACTACAGCGAGTTTAACCAATAACAGATACGCAGTTAACTGGGTTTATAGAGGAGTAGAAAGCCAAAAGCATTTATATGTTGTTCTAGGTGAAGGTGATTATACTCTAACACAAGCGCAAGCTTCTCAACCGCCTGCAAATCTTCCTCCTCAGATAACAAGTCACGCTCTTTTAGTTGGTAGAATTATCGTGCTTAAGAGTGCATCTACTGCTACTCAAATCGACTCTTCTTTTAACGTAGTTTTTTCTGGTGCTGGTGCATCTGATCACAACTCATTAACAGGACTTCAGGGTGGGACAACTGGTGAGTATTATCATTTAACAAGTGCTCAGAATACAGCAGTAGGAACTCTATCGAGCACAACCACAAACTACGTCCTAAAGCGTAGTGCTACTGGTTTTTCAAACTCTCAGATTTTTGACAACGGAACCAATGTTGGGATCGGGAACGCTGCGCCTACCACAAAGCTAGATGTAACAGGTGACATTACAACTTCTGGATACATTTATTTTGGGAATAGCACTACTAATGGATCTTTTAGAATGTATGTTTCCGGTGGTGCGCTTAAGATAGAAAAAAGAATTTCTGGAACGTGGACGAGTGTTGGTCAATTTGATGAACTATAATTAATGAGGTGAAAGCATGAGATTTCTAAATTTAATTCTAATTTTACTTATGTGGACAGAGGCGGTGTTTGCCGTGTCTACCACAGATAACAACAAGGTAGTTGGAAAAACTCTGAAGGTGGCTTTAGAGTACGTCACATCGATGAGCAAGATCGATGGGAGTTTCGAGAGTGGGAATACAGGGTGGGTAGCCTCAGTTGGAACAATCACTCCGACCGCTTCAACGGAATTCCAAGGAAACTATAAAGGTCTATGGAGCGCGACTGGTACGGGTACTCTCGACCTTCAGTGGACTGCTACCGCATCGAATACTTATGAAGCTTCTGCGATTGTAAGCGTAGGCGCTGCGGATTCAGATCACTATGTTTGTGCAGTTGTCAACGGAGTCGAAACTGGATGTACTCTTTTTGATGGCCCTAATTATACCCCCAACAAGCAGATAAAAGTTTCCGTTGTTGCTGATTCTGTCAAAGGCGCATCTTTCTATTTACGAATTAAACATACCGGTACTGATGCTTTTAATCTAAGCATTGATGATGGGAAGATTCAACCTTGGACTCCGCAGGTTATTGGGACAGCAACCTCTTCAGTGGTGCAGGCTTGGCAGGATGGGACTGAGTGGACTAGTTATACACCAACATTTTCAGCAGGATTTGGAACTGTTTCTAATGCTGCTGGTAAATGGAAGAGGAGTGGAAGTGATTTAGAGGTATTTGTAAGTTGTACTACAGGAAACGTAGCAACGAGTTTAGCTACTGTCAGTTTACCAAGTGGATTGAGTATTGATTCAAGTAAACTGACGATTAATAATACTACAAGTAACGCTGGAACTTTAATAGGTACATATAATAGTTCAGGAGCTGTCACAAGTTTAATTGGAAATATTATAGCAGCACCATCAACTTCAACAACACTACTTTATCTAGGAGCTGCTGGCAGTATTTCCAGTTCCCACTTAACTCCATCAACAGGGAACCAAGCATTAGTTAATTCAACAGTCTTTTCTTTTTATGCTAAAGTCCCAATCCAAGGTTGGAGTTCCGCACCGACTTTACTTGCGTTGCCGAATGGAGTTGAGACAGATTATTATTTGGAAGCTGCTGGGAATGGGGGACAGATACTCTCATCATCAGACGCTATACCTTTTATTGCTACTGTCCAAAACAATTTGAACTGGAATGGTACGAGTTTTACCGCACCTACTAGCGGAAATTATAAAATAGAAGGTAGTATAAATTTTAATTCTATAAATACGGGAGCATCCATAGTTGCTTACGTCAACAATGTAGAGACAAGACGTCTTGGTTCTGCACTTCCTACGGTTTGGACAATACCTTTTAATGGAAAAGTATATTTAACAGCAGGACAGGTTTTAACTTTAAAACCTTCATCAGGTGGAACTTTAGTTAACAGCAGTGTCAATCACTGGCTTTCAATCACTCGCCTAAACGGGAAGATTGACAAGACTTTCGTCGGCACAGTTCAACCCGACTGGCAATATGATTTAACAGTCACCGGAACGAATTGGACGACAACCAGAGCTGTTGGTGTCGTTTATAAGTGTGGTGGTGGACAGTATAGAATGAAGTTTAATATCGACGGAACAGTATCTAGTGGAAGTAGGAATTTGTATAATTTAACAACAGGAATAAGACTTAAAGCTAGCTCAGCAATATCAAGCTATTCCGACGGAAACGTTACAACAGCATTAATGTCGATTTCTGGAACGATAACAATAGCCCACGCATCAGCAACTACTACAAACTACCAAGTAAGTGGGGATGTCGAGCTTGATGGAAAACCCTCTTGGGCAGTCAACACGCCTTAACACTTTCTGGAGGGTAAAACCTCCAGTAGCTTTCAGTTTCGTACGGTACCATGCTATGCCAAAGCTACTAATCCCCTAGCCCCTCTTCTTGAGGGGCTTTTACTTTTCTAACTAAAAATTTAACTTTCTTAAGTTTTACTATCCGCAAAAAATTGCTACAATTGGCAGGTGAAATATATAAAAGATTTTCTAAATTCATTCATTTTTCCTCTGCTAGTTGTCGCGACACTCGCGCTTTTCAATTTATTCTCAAGATTACAAGCGTTAGAGTTTAAGCAAGCACAGCTAGAAGTAGCTATCACAACAATTTCAACTGATATTCGGATCATAAAATGTGCGGTCGTTAAAGACCAACTTAACTGCTTAGGAGTAAATGGAGGATCAAGTAATTAATACATTTTACTTGATAGCTTTAGTCTCCTTTTTAGTGGAGTATTTATGTCATTGATTAATTTTTTGCGTGAAGATAGACCAGAATCGACAAGCCGCCTTACGCTCTTCATCACTTGTGTCGTTGTGAACCTCATGGTTATTCTTACAATTGTAGTGTATACTTTGACTGAAGGAAAAGTGGACGCAACTACCCCCTGCTCAATTCTTTGCACTATTCTGCTCGGGGCATTTGTAACCAATAAAATTGCTAATAAGGGGAAGGAAAATAAGTCATAAGTATCTGATTGAGTTATGAAATTCAGCTAAAAGTTTTGCTTCTAAATAATTTAGTGTTTCTTTGTAATATAATCTCTTTTTATGTAATCTAAATTGAACTATATAAGTAGTGCATCCTCTTCTTAGCCTTTTACAAAGTCCTGCAATCCCAGTTTTATTATCAATCCTTTTAGAACTAAACCCTCTTCTATTATCAGCTTGAGTCACTAGTCTTAAATTACATCTACGATTATCTAATTTATCGCCATTAATATGGTCCACGACAATCGAATTTTTTTTAGGGTATCCTTTATTATTCATTATTATTTGGTGTAGATCATCGTGGTTTCTTTTACCGTTACTATATCCTTGAAAAAATACATACCCATGATGCTCTCTATAACAAAGATTCAGACCACCATCTACACAAATCATTTGATACCAGTCTTTGTCTAATTTGCATTTTAAATGTGAGTATTTACCAAATAAAGGGACTTCCACATAATCCATAAAAACCTCGTTGTTTAATGTAACTAATAGTGTAAAATAATATCGTGGTGAATACTTATGAACTTTTTATAGGAGCAATTATGACAAAGTCAGTAGAAATTTTAGTAGAAGAATTAAAAAAGAATGAATTAATAGCTGGGGAAATTGTTTTAGCAAAAGCTTATGCTTCTTTAAAATCAGCTGCGACAAGAATGACAGTTGAGGCAGATGAGGCGGTTGTAAAATCTATGGCCCCAGTACTTGTTATCGTTCTTACTGCTTTAGAAGCAGAATTTAAATCTTTAATAGACCTGAATAAAGACGGAAAGATTGGAGAGTAGGGAAACGGAGAGACTTACTTTCTAAAAGTTGAGGCTCCTTTTTGGGGCCTCTCTTTTGATGGGGTACAAATGACACTTTATGAATTTTATAATCAGATTAAGTCACCAGTAAGGACAATCCTTGAGAATGAACTAACTAAAGCTCTTATTAAAAAGTTTATAACTTCATCTTTTGGTGTGGGGATTAAAACATGGTTAATCAAATATATTGTAGAACATCTAATGAGTGATGTAGCTATTCCTGTAGCTAATTTAATTGTTCAGAAAGCATCCTATGAAATCGAGGTTATAAATGGACAGGTTCTTCTTAAAAAAATTCAGAACTCTAATAATCTTGGTGAGTGGATTGATAACGCTCGCAGGGTGTAGACCTCCAACTATTTCAGATCCAATATTTTCATGCGTTACAACAAATAGATTTCAATCTGCATTATGTGGAGAGCGTAGTTTTGACTATCAAGGAACACCGGAGAACACTGGTGAATGGATCGATAGCACTAAGCTTGAACTTAAAACTACTGAAGAGATGCCGGACATGATGTGCGTGAGTCTTGAGGATTGGCTAACAAAAGTTAAACCAAGAATGAAAGAAACGAGTATTTACTTTCATAATCATTACGATCAAAATAATTAATATGAAGCATTTAATCTTGAATAGAACAACTTTGCAAAGCGATCCTACTGGTACCCTAGGTGAGCTTATCCTCAACGGTAAAATCATATGCCAGACGCTTGAGAGACCATGGAAAGATAACCTGAAAGAGATTTCCTGTATTCCTGTAGGTGAATACGTTTGCAAAAGAATCGTTAGCCCTAAGTTTGGCGAGACTTTCGAGATTACAAATGTTCCCAATAGAACGCATATCTTGATGCATAGCGGTAATTATGTCACCGATTCCATTGGATGCGTACTTCTAGGAATGATCTCTTCCAGGAATGGGGCCTATCAAATTTTTAAATCAAGAATTGCTAGAGATAAACTCATGGAGATCATGAAAGATGAGCAAGAATTTAAGCTCACCATCAATCAAAGAATCAATAGCTAGAGTGGAAGAACAACTCTTTAAAGCTGAACAAGAAGGAAACACTAGGCAAGTTAGAGTCCTTCGCCTAGTGCTTAAGAGATTAAAGAACTTGAGTAAACAAACCAGACTTTAGAAATGGATCTGGCAGATATCGAATAGATAACTGATTAGTATTGACTTTTATTATAAAATATATACAATTACTACATGAAACTAAGTGAATATGCAAAATTAAATTCGATAACCTATATGACTGCTTATAGGATGTATAAATCTGGGAAACTACCATGTAGGACACTACCTACTGGTACTGTTGTTGTTCTAGAAGAAAGACAAGCAATATCCGAGTATGTTGTTGTTTACGCTAGGGTGAGTTCAAGTGAGAATAAACCAAACTTAGAATCACAAGCTGAGATGGTTACTCAATTCTGCAATGCCAAAGGTTGGGTTGTTAAAGAAATAATCAAAGAGTGTGGAAGTGGTCTAAATGACTCTAGACCAAAACTCCAGGCCATTTTAAAAGATAAAAAAATTACAAAAGTTGTAGTTGAACACAAAGACAGACTGACAAGATTTGGGTTTGAATACATTAAAACAATGTTTCATGGAGAAATAGTCATTATCAATGAAGTTACTGAAGATGAGAAAGATTTAATGCAGGATTTTGTTTCTTTAGTGACATCATTTTGTGCTCGTCTTTATGGAAAGAGAAGAACAAAACGAAAAACAGAAAGAATAATACGAGAGTTAAAAAATAATGATTAGAAGATCACTTTTAAACATTAATTATGCAAATACAGGAAAGTTGAACAAGCTTACTCTTCTTACTGTTGAAATGACAAAAGTCGTTAATTTATACATTCAAGAGATTTGGAAACAAGAGGACTTTTCTTCAAAATTTGTAAAATTTAAAGTAGAGACTTGGTTGTCATCGAGACTTCAACAGTGTCTAGGAAAACAAGCTTTAGAAATTGTTAAGTCACAAAGAAAAAAGAAAAAGAAAACTATGCCTATTTTTAAAGGTACTTGTTTTAACTTGGACAGTAGATTTGTTGATTTCTTATACAGTGAAAACAGTTTTGATATCTGGGTCAGGCTTACTTCTCTAGGTAATAAACTTTCAATAAAATTGCCTTCTAAGGCCCATAAACATTATAACAAATTTAAAAACTGGAAGAAGAGTAAGTCTATTCGATTAAAAATCAGAGGTAATAAGTTTTTCTTAGAAGTTTTCTTTGAAAAAAAAGAACCAGAAATTAAGAAAACTGGAAAAGTTGTTGGTGTTGATTGTGGTTATAAAAAGTTATTAGTTTCTTCAGAAAACAAAACTTACGATTCTGGTCTTGAAAAAGTCTATGAGAAGATTACAAGAAAAAAGCAAGGTTCAAAATCCTTTAAGCGTTCCTTAGTTGAAAGAGACAATAAGATAAATGAGTCTTTGAATAGGTTAGATTTAAACGAAATCAAAGAGATTGTTTGTGAGGATTTAAAAAATGTAAAAGCTAAAACAAGACAAGAAAGAAAAATAAGAAAGAAATTCAATCGTAAATTGCAGAGATGGTCATACGCAAAGGTTTTGCTAAAACTTTCTCTTCTAACTGAAGAGTCAGGAGTTTTACTTACAAAAGTAAATCCTGCTTATACAAGTCAGAAATGTAGTTTATGTGGAGTAATTGAGAAAAATAACCGTCAAGGTGAAAGATATCAATGTGCTTGTGGTAATTCTATTGATGCTGATTTTAATGCTTCAGTAAATTTATCACACATGGGAGTTTATAGTCCTCATGTCTTATACTGAAAGATTTGATAACAAATTCAGTAACTATTGGAGTAATAGAGTTTATAGTTCAATTTCATGCACGCCCTGACTTAACACAATTATCCTCTTCCCTTCCACTGTCATGTCGATAGTTTCACTTGGATGAAAGTGGCCAACACAAATGGTATTCGCCCCATACATCTCCATGAGTTCCAAAGCTCTATCGACGTTATATTGATTGAAGTGAACCATTCTAAACATAGAGTTGAAAATTCCTTTCCAGTAATGAGTCATCCAATCCGTACCTTTCCATGCGGTCTGACAATCTATTCTGTATTTTTCATAATTCTTTTTGAGTATATGTCCATGGGTAAAAAGAGTTTTGGTTTCACCGTTAAAATAAAATTCTGGAAGATCTCTTTGAAAAGTAATCCCCTCGTGGTTTCCTTGGACTTTTACATTACATAGCGCAGTTAGCTCTCTGTCTTTCCAAGCGAGGTCAAGAATATCTTTTTTTAAGGCATTCTTTGCGTCAAAATTGTCTGATAGATTGATCTTAAGACCATTAAAATTTCTAATCTGCTCAAGATTATAATCTTTCTGGTGTTTCATTCCTCTATGCAAATCCGTCACAACTAAAAATCTCATATTCCCCCCGACAATTCTAAAAGTTTATAAATTCCGTAAGTAAATAATAGCCAGCAAGATGCGCCTATCGCCAGTGCAATTAAAAACCATTTTATTTTATTCATTTCATCATCTCCCATTTGTCGCAAGGGCATCTTACATTTTGAAAATCGTACAAAGGACAACTTGTATTATTGTTAATCTCGAAATCATTTCCGCAATTCTCTCTGCACTTCATTTTCTCGATTTGCGCTTTTAGTTGGTCGATTTTAATATCCATTGAATATATAAGAGAAACAACTTTCTGAAGCTCTATATCATCTTGTGGTATCCTAACTATACCTTGTTCGGTTTTTATTTTTGTATATAGTTTTTTATCCATTTTCGCCTCTGATTTCTTCAAGTGTTTTTGTTGCAGCTCTTTGCGATCTGCTAATATCATCATCACAATTACATCCAACTTGATCGTCAACAAACTCAAGCGCAGCAATTGCTTTGTCTAATTTGCTTTGCATTTTAAAAAGCTCACTCTTCAGCTTAAAAATTTCGTTTTGAAGCTCATTGATCTTGTCGTCTTTTTTCATAGATCAACCTTTCTTAATTTTATGAATTCGTAATCTGATTCTTTTGCCACGTGGTGATTTAGAAAATCTTCTTTTGACCTACAAAGAAAGTTGCTTGAATAAGGGCGAGTGTTTTCACCTTTTAACCTATAAGTAACCTCAAACCACTCTTCTGGTTCTTGATAGATATACCATGTCGCTGGTGCTATGAAGTTATACAAAACCTCATTTCCCTGATTATCTACCAAAACATTGTTAACAACTTGCAAGTAATAACCAACTATAAATCCATAACGACTTATTTTCTTCCCTTCGCTTAACCATTTATAAATCTCTAATAGTGTTGTTTCTGATTTCATAATTCAACCTTCCTTAATTTTATGAATTCGTATTCTGCTTCTTTACTTTCGCAGTAATTTAGAAAATCTTCTTTTGATCTATAGAGATTGCCGGGTATACTAGGTCTTGAGTTTCTACCTTTTAATTTGTAAGTAACCGCAAACCATTCTTCCGGTGTGTCTGGAATTTCTTCGTTATCTCTTTTAAAATCTTCTACACTACAACTAGAGCAACCCGTACTATCTCCAAAGTTAAACTCATAAAAGACCCATTTATCGTAAATGAATAATGGTTTTCTTGTGTATGCACCACTTACAACTTTATACTTCTTATTTAAAACAATTTCTGTAATCATTCTAATAATCCTTTTATTTCATCATTACAAAATTCATCAAATCTTGACCAATTGTCTTTCACAAATTGAACTTGCTCTTTTGAGAACTTAACATCAGTTGCCACATTCATAACATGTCCTAAAAGTTGCGCTTGTAATTTTGAACAAAGAATTACTTTTTTAGTTTTGCAACTTAATGACCAACTTGAATAATCGAGATTCGCAGAGCGAAGATTCGCAGAGCTAAGATCCTCATAGCTAAGATCCGCATAGCTAAGATCCGCATAGCTAAGATCCGCATAGCTAATATCCGCATCGCGAAGATTCGCAGAGCGAAGATTCGCATAGCTAAGATTCGCATCGCTAAGATTCGCATAGCTAAGATTCGCAGAGCTAAGATCCGCATAGCTAAGATCCGCATAGCTAAGATTCACAGAGCGAAGATTCGCAGAGCTAAGATTCGCATAGCTAAGATCCGCAGAGCTAAGATTCACAGAGCGAAGATTCGCAGAGCGAAGATTCGCATCGCGAAGATTCGCAGAGCTAAGATTCGCAGAGCTAAGATTCGCATAGCTAAGATCCGCAGAGCTAAGATTTAGTACAAAATCAAAAGAGAACTTAAAATTAATTTTAAAATCCCAAACTAGTCTAATTCCTTTTGTATGATCCACTAACCATTCTTGATGCTCTTCGTATCTTCGCAAAAATTCTTCTTTATTGATTTCTGTGATCATATTGATAACCTCAACATAGTTAATTTCCCATTAAACAAAGTTTGGCCAACAAAGATTTTAGCTTTCTTAAATCTATGCAAAGCAATTGAACACTTAGAACTTCCAAATATCCCTCCGCCCTCATAATGACCAGTCGTGATAGTTGAGAGATTAAACTCGGCTCCTATTTCAGGAACCTCAATTCTAAATTTCCGATTGTTCTTAATCACTTCACACTTAAAGCGATCAATTCCATTATGATCATACATCTCTATCGTTGCTGTTTTTGTCCTCATAATCTCTTACTCCAATCATTATTTACATTTCTATTCCTCTGCCTGTACTCAATCCAATCCACAACTATCAAAACAATTAAGGGCACTAAGAGAGTAATATTCTCCCAAGTCAACTGATTTTTTCTATAGTCGTAATAAACCACAACACACACAAAGATAAAGTAAAACCAAGTTAACCCTGAAAGCATTTTAAAAATTTTCATTATTCATTCACCTTTATTCAATCTTGTTTTTAATTTTGAAATAATGTCTTTGAATTCATTTTTGTCGACAAGCAACTGGTAAAGTTTTTCCGCTTCTTCGTATGTCGTTTTTATGTAAGTTATTTTTTTGCTGCCCAATCTTCTATTTTTGAAATAAAGATTCATAGAGTGAAGCGAGAAATATATAGCTGATTTTGTACATTTGAAATGATTCATCATCTCTGTAGCGCTTTTATTTTTATAATACATTTCATAGAGAGCTTTTTTGTCTATCTTTAGCATCACAATACCTTCTGAAATTTACCTTCCTATTAAACCAAACCATGCTATCAAATATTATCTCAGACAATATTTTGTCAGAAAAATAATTTCTATAACCATTTTTCTCAATGGCAAGGCAGCTATTCACTTTCTCAATTGACATAACAACTTGAGCTTCAAAGTTTAGATTTTCGCTTGCTTTGTCTATAACCAAAAAATTTCCATCGCTTGTTTTGTAATAATCAAGCTTAAAAATGCCTAATTTTTTGGTGACTCTTTCTACATCACAATTTTTTTCTAGCCTGAATTTTTCTATTTCAATTGTATCGTCTGTTTGTTTTATGATTGGAAGATTTCCAATTGCTTTATTAAAAACAATTGAGCTTTCCTCAGATGACCCTCTGACTATTTTTTTTATGTCAGATAAAGAGATTAGGCACTCCATTATAACCTCTAATTTTTAAGTAAGGTCTTTGCCGCTTCACTGTACTTTTGTGGAATTTTCCCTGCTTTTCTCCATCTGTAAATGGTGATTGGTGCCACGTTTAGCATCACAGCGAGTTTTGTTTGTCCAAATTTTTTAACCAATTTTTCTAGCATGTTAATCTCCTTGTTTGCTTTTTTCTATTATATTGAAATGCAAATGTAAAGCTTTTTTTACATCATCTATACTTCTTGCAACAAATGCAATTCCTCCACAAGAAATTATCTTGCTTATAAATGCTTTCTGTTCGTCGCTTGCTTTGCCTGTTTTTGATTTAACTTCTATGCAAATGATTTTGCCATCTTTCACGGCAATAATATCCGATACTCCACGAAGCGAAAACTTTCCCAAGCTTCTGTATATGTTTTTTTTTGGATCGAATACGCCTGTAGTGTTGACCCTAAAAGCAAATATCTTATTTCTATTTAGCCAATCAAGAATCTGATTTTGTATTTCTGACTCTGACAACTTTAAAGTATTTTCCTTCTTTTCTACAATCGATTTCGACATCACAAACTCCCTCATCCTTTATAAATCTTTTTCTAAAGAATTCAGAGATTATCATAAAGCAAGTCGTGTGATAATCAATTCTATCCATGATCTTTCCGCTTTTTGATTTGTATTTGTATTGCTTGTAAAATTTCGCTTTAAATGTCACAGTGTCGTTTTGAAAAGATTTCTCTGTGAGGTTTTTTAAAACATCTCTATTGTCAGATATGAACTCATGGCCGCACTGGCATTTTTTTTCTTTTTGATCCAAATACTCTAGACACTTTGGACAAAACTTCATCTTTATTTCTGTTTGGTTTTTCTTTTTTGATTTAATAAAATTTAAAATAGGATTTGAAGGTGTCCCGCAATTTTCTATAACACAACCATAGTCAAGAATAGTGCAATCTTTTTTCCCTTCAAAAAGTCTAAGTCCACGGCCAATGGTTTGAATCATCATCACTGCTGATCTTGTTGGTCGCATTAGAACAACAGCGTCAATTGGTGGATAATCAAAACCAGTTGAAATAATTGTAACGAATACCAAGTGCTTTGCATCTCTTTCAGTGAATTCTGAAATGTCAAATTCATCTTGTCTCGAATGACAGACAATAGACTTTTCGCCAACATCCAGTAGAACTTTATTTAATGCTTCAGCATGATTTATACTAACACACGCCCAAACAACTTTTTTTCTATCTTGTAGTCTTGGTAGTGCATCAGAGACTTGAGCGATCATCTTTTTATGATCTAGGGCCATCTGTTCTAGTTCTTTTGTGACGTAATCGCCAAGCCTTATACTAAGGTTTGAAACATCAAAAGATTCTGGCATCCTTTTTAGTTTTGGTTCAATCAAAAATCCGGAATTTATTGCCCATTTGAATGTCCTTTCAAACGAGACAGTTTTAAAAAATTTATTATGGCCGTAAATGAAACCTTGAGAAGTGTATGGAGTCGCTGTTACTCCTAGGCATAACTTGTTTCCTATCCATGATTCTATTCTTTCAGTTATGGTGTGAGCTTCATCAAATATTACTAGATCAAAATTATTTTCAAGACTCCCAAGGCTTTGAACAGTGGCAATCATTACGCGCTCATTCTCTTTTATTTTTGAATAGAATCTACCAGCATATGGTATATGCTCGCGCATCTGATTTAAAAGAGAGATCTTGTTAACCAATATAAGAACTCTTTTAATTGATTTAAAAACTATTTCTGAAATAATGACACTCTTACCAGAAGCAGTAGGTAGCACGATAAGATTATTACGGCCTGCGATCAATTCAGATATGGATGAATTGACCGCAAGCTTTTGGTAATCGCGAAGCGTTTTAGAATGGGAGTGGAGCTTCAGAATGTCCAATTTCTACTTCTTTTATCGCTGAAAAACCAGTGATGATATTCTTGTCACCGAAAGAATCAGATTTTTGTTTAACAGAAGCTTTACAGCAAAGGCCTTCAAGTTGTGTTACGCTATCCAAAACAAAGCTTTTGGCACCAGCTGCGAGCATAAAACTTTTGAGTTGAGACAATCCAATACTGACAGCTTGTGCATTTTCGTTTTTGATGTTGAACATGTGGAAAAGATTTCTTCCTGAAAAGTCACCGCCAACGACTGTGAACTTCAAGTTGATATATTGTCCTAGCCCATTTTTAGTATCTTTTAATTCTGCTTTAACAGCTGAAACTGTATAACTTCCTACTGGTAGCAATGCGCCTTCTTCTTTTACGTTTGTTAAATCTAGCATGAAATCTTCTCCTTTATTGTTTTTAAGTTAGCACTCTCGTAATTTGATAATTTTCCGCTTCTGTCTTTTGCTTGTATTGTGTCGTTTTTTGCCGTGATCAAAACTCTATTCCCATCTTTGTCTATTGCCATATAGAATACTTCATCAAAATAAGCTGAAATTTGTTTGGCGAAGTTCCCAACTAAAGATATTTCCATGATCCTTTTATTGTCCTCATTTTTTTCTGGTGATGCCAGCGCAGTAAAAACTATATTGTAGAAAGGAATATCTCTAAACAATTTCACAATTCCCTTTAACTGCTTTGAGTTTTCACCATACATGACCAATGCGTCTTTTCTATCTCTATATTCATCGTTAAGCTTTTCGATTAGATTTTGGCTTATTTCTGAAAGAGAATCGATAAATATCCATTTGTATTTATTCTTGCACTCATCAGTCAAAAGATAACTATAGGCTTGTGCAAGTCTAGCTATTCTCTTTTCCTTTGGAATTATTTTGCCTTCATCATCAGTAGAAATATCGATCACGTCTATCTCTTTTGATGCCAAAGAAAGAAGACCTGATTCAGCACTGATAATAAGTGTGGGTTCTTCAATGGTACCAGCAAGTGTTGTCTTCCCAACACCAGCTTCACCATATACAAGAATTTTTAACTTGTCTTGGCTTATTGTTTTTGTGTTTTGAATTTTCATTTTTGCACTCCTATTTTTTAAAATGTTTTATTATTTTGATAATCAAATGTAAAGCTTATTTTGAAAGAGTTGCAAACTTTTACATTTGCAACTCTTTCACTATTAGACTTTTAAAGGAGTGCCTAATAATCGCAGACATATTATTATCTCTAATTGAGATTGTCAATGACTAACAAAAGAATGTCAACTTGTTGAAATTTAACTTGAAAAAGAAAAGGGAGATGAATTAACATCTCCCTCTACCGTTTAACAAAAACCTGATCATTGGAGTAATCAGAATGAATAAGTTATCAGATGTTAACAGCATTGTAAAGCAATTTCAAGAACACACTCAAACAAATGAAATTCCTAATTTTGATTTTCAGTTGGTTAGATTTGGCCCTAAAAAAGCTTATTGGTATTACTCTTACTCATACGATTCTTGGAATGAAATTATCCTTGGATCTTGGAATGGTGACTTTGAAGAAAAAAGATTTAACACTTCAAACAAACCAGATCAAGACATTAGCGAGATAAGAGCAAAAGTTAAAAATCTTATTGATGAACAAAATAAGATTCATAGAGAAAAAGCAGCTTTACACGCTAGAAAATTAATTCCAACGCTTTCAACTGGCCATCACGAATATCTAGAAAAGAAAAGAGTCAAACCATACGGCACTTTCATTGATTCAACATTCCTCATAATCCCAGTTATGAATAATAATGAACTTGTTGGACTTCAAAGAATATCTAAGAATGGTGAAAAAACATTCTATGAAGGGACAATGATGAGCGCATCATATCACGCTCTTTCACCTTTTAAAGACGCTTCAATTATTCACCTGTCAGAAGGGTATGCAACAGCGGCAACAATCCAAGAAGCGTTCCCAGAGGTCCCTAGTGTTATGGCATTTAATGCGAATAATCTTCCAAAGGTCGCCAAGTATATTAGGGATGTAAACCCATCATGCGAGATAGTCATTTTCGCTGATAAAGATTCGATCAATAAGCTTGGTTATAGGACAGGGGAACATTATGCTGAAATAGCTTGCAAACAAGTTTCTAATTGTCGTTATGTTCTACCTGACTGCGGGATAATAGAAAAATGTGACTTTAACGATGTTGGCGTCGAGGCAACTAGAAAGCAATTAAATTATAATCAGATAATTTTAGTCGACACAAACGAACCACAAATCATTGATGAAAAATTCGACTATCCAAGATTTCAAGGAATCGCACAACAATTTTTTAAGTATTATTACGAAAGCTCAAGAATAAAAAGAACTCGATTTGCAATGGCATCAACTATCTCAACATTGTCAACTATGTGGGGGAATAAAGTATCTTTCAACGGGCTAGCTACCAATATGTATTGCTTGATAGCTGGATCAAGCACAAGTGGAAAAGAAGACCCTGTAGCGTTAGCAGATTTAGTTTTTACCATGGCAGGACAAGAAAAAATGGTAAGCAAGAACTTATCAAGTGATTCTGCTATTCTTACAGAACTTTCTCCGATCGTTGATAAAAATAAACCAATTGTTAAGACACAATTCCCAACTCAACTTCATATTTTTAAGGAAGCATCTAGTCTTTTTTATCTGGCCAACGACAATAAAACTCCTTACGCTGCAAATATGGCCAACATTTACCAGGATCTTTTCACAAGTCCTTTCAAACCATATTCAGGAAAAAATTTAAAAAACGAAAGACTCGGGGAGTGTTTTTCCCCATCGGTCTCTATTTTGGGTTCAATGACCGATACTGACTTTGAAGCTTGTCTTAGACCAGAATTATTCGACAAAGGTCTAGGAGGGCGTTTTTTGTTCTTTTACGACAAAGAATTTAAGGCCATCAATAGAGAACTCCAATCAAAAAGAGTTCCACAAGTTTTGGCGCAATACATCAACGCTGCTCGCGCAAGAGATCCACTAGAACTTAAGATTGAAAAAAATCTTAGTGATGTCATGTTTGATCTTTTTGATGAATACCGCGAAGAAGCGCATTACTCTGATGGCCCAATTTCAAAGGCCAAAGGAAGACTACCAGAGCATTTCTCAAAGATGCTAATGTTGAGTGCTATGAGTCAAGAACGTGCAGATATAACGCGAGATGACTTTGATTGGACTAAGTTGTGGTTTGAAACTTACATAAAAGAGCTAGACATCCTTTTTAGTCAAAAAATGCACCTTTCAAAAATGAGTAAGATTAACACTGAAGTTGAACTCTCAATTAAGGCCACTGGAACAAAAGGAATTTTTCACTCAAAGTTACTAAGAAGCAGCGTGAGTCAAAAAAATAGTTTGGATTCAAAAAAACTCAATGATATAATCAATTTTCTTAAGGAAACTGAAGCTATCGTTGCGAGCAAAAAGAAAAATGGTGACTCGGAGCGTGAGTCAATAATTTACTTCCACAAAAGCTTCGTCAAAAAAATAAAATAATCATCAAACTCAGTTCATACTCAGTTCATACTCGATTCATACTCAGTTCATGAAATCATGAATCGAGTATGTTTTAACGCATTACAATAATTTATTCGATTCATAAAACCATGAATCGAGTATGAATCGAGTATGAATCGAGTAAAGAGAAGAAATATAATAATAATATATAGTTATCTTATTTTTTATTCAATTCATCTTATTAGACACAAAATTTCTTTTTTTAAATAATTTTTATTTTATTTTACTATTTTTTAGAAATTTTGTCTCTATTGGCAGGAATCGAGTATGGACTCAATGCATTGATTTCATTTGTAATTCAAATTTTCTTGGTAAAATATGTTTCATTTTTTAAAAAATGTGATATTCTTTTATTAAGAAAAGCAAACAAATTATTTTAAAGAGGTTTTAAATAAGTTTTTTGATGGATTAAACGAATAACTTTGGAGTGACTATGACAACTAGAATTATTTGGAAAAAAATATCTGATGGCCTATTCCCTGCAAGATACTATTTTCGTCGGTATAGAATCATAAAACCAAAAGACGGTTTTTGGCTTTTACAGCATCACAACGAAAATATGGTGTATAAAACAATAAAAGAATTCAAAAACGCTTTATCGGCAAAAAGATATTTTAAAAATCATTGCTAAGTAATGGTGATCGTTGGGCGAAAGCAAAAGTTTTTTCTCACATGAATGGTGAAAATGAAGCAATTTTTGTGGACATAGAAACAGGAGAGTGGTCTTTATGAAAAAATACAACATCGACGAAATCAAGAAACGACTAGACAATGGAGATCGCCTTAAAGATATCGCCAATGGCCTAGAAATAAGCTATCAGACGCTCTATTACGCTATTACAAGGCTTGGGATCAAAATACCAAAGCAAACACCAGATAAAGAGAGAATAGCTATCTATAGCTATAAACATGGAACCAAAGAAGCACAAAAAAAGTTTGGGGTAACACCTAGCTATCTTTCATCTCTAAGATATAGACTAAGACGTAAGCATAAATTTAAGCTTCTAGACAAAGAACTTGCAAATTTATAATCAATAGTTAAAAATAGTATTATTATAAGCTCATCCTGTGGATGGGCTTTTTATTTTTGGCCCAGAGGGTTTATGATTTGCGATAATTGTCACAAAGATTCTTTTTCATTATTTCGCAAATATAAATTTTACAATCCAACTTACGAAACTCTTCTTGACGATCAAATAAATGTTTTACACGTTTGCAAAAATTGCATTGACAATGATCTGCTGATCAAATGGTCTGAAGCTCAATTTTGCAAAGCAGTTGGTGTAAACCCATACAATGTTCAAGTTGAAATTTTAAAAAGGAAATCTTGTTGTGGAAATTAAATCCAAAGAAATAGTTTTAGTCGATATTGATGAGTTGGTTCCTTGCCCTAAAAATAATAACAAACATTCTAAAGAACAAATTGATAGGTTAGCAAAACTTATCAAACATCATGGCTTTAGAAATCCTTTGATCGTTTCAAATCGATCTGGTTTTGTTCTCGCAGGGCATGGCCGTATTGAAGCCGCTAAAAAAATTGGGATGAAAGAAATCCCAGTTATTTATCAAGACTTCAAAGACGAAGCCGAGGAGTACACTTATTTAACTTCAGATAATGCAATAGCTTCGTGGGCGGAGCTTGATCTGGACATGATCAAAAGCGAGATTTTAAATTTTGATGACATGGATATAGAGCTTCTTGGGCTTGAGAACTTTTCAATTGTCGATATGGCCCTAGAAGACGATGAAAAAGATGATAAAAAAGAACCTGAAAAAAAGTTCATTTTATCAGTGGAATTGCCAAACGAGTTTGAGCTAAGAGATTTATACGATGACTTAATTTCTAAAGGCTATATGGTGAAAGAGGTATGAGTAGTTTTTTTATTTACAATTATTGCAATCAAATTGCATGGGAAATATTACAAAGAGGTAAAAATGGCTAAACGAGGACCAAAACCAATTCAAATAAATTGGGATGAGTTTGATAAGCTTTGTGGAATTCAATGCACAATTGAAGAGATTGCAAGTTGGTATAACTGTTCAGTCGACACAATTGAAAACGTAGTGAAGAGAGATAAAAAGCAAAAATTCTCGGAGTATTTCAGCAAAAAGAGAGGAGTTGGTAAAATTTCACTCAGAAGAAAACAGTATCAAGTCGCAATGGACGGCAATCCAACAATGCTGTTATGGCTTGGTAAGCAATATCTAGGACAAACCGATAAGCAAGAAGTTGAGCACTCAGGAGAAACAGAGGTAGTGATTGAATACACAAAAAAAGATAATTGACGGAATAGAGTTTTATTCTGATGGCACCAAATGCGAATTGAGTTACTAAGCCATCAATGGGATTTTCTACAGTCAAATACTAAGTTTTTAGCAATGGTGGCAGGCGTAGGATCTGGAAAAACTTACACTATAGGTCACTACCTAATTAACAGAGTTGCGAAATATCCAAAAGCACTTCACTTCGTTGGTGCCAACACTTACTCACAGTTAAAAAATTCAACGTTAAGCGGAGTTTTTAACGTATTTAATGATCTTGAAATACCTTTCTCGTATAATCAATCTAGCGGACTATTAGAGTTCTTAGGTGGCCGTGTTCTGTGCAAGTCAATGGAGAATTTCAACGCTTTAAGAGGTATTGAGGTTGGTTCTTTTATCCTAGACGAAGTAAGAGATTTAAAACTTGAAGCGTTTGAAATGATGATGGGAAGGCTTCGTGATAAGAATGTTGGTAAAGATCTTCAGGGAAGATTAGTCTCGTCGCCAGCTGGCTATAATTGGCTTTTTGATTATTTCCATCCAAATGGAAAAAAGAAAACCAAAGAATTTTCTTTAATAACTGCAAACTCTTATTCAAATACATTTTTACCCGATGGGTATATTGAAACTATCAAGAGCCAATATGATGAAAAGTTTTTTCAACAAGAGATCATGGGAGAATTCGTAAATATAACACAAGGAAAAGTTTATTATCCATTTGATAGAAATAAAAACGTAGCGGATTTGTCTTGGATAAAAGAGAAAGAAGGTACAACTTTTATTCTCGCAGATTTTAACGTAGATCCTTTATGCTCTACAGTTGCAAAAATGTTTGAAGATAAGCTTTATATTTTTGATGAGTTCTTTTTGCGTAACTCTGACACTTACAAAGCAGTTTATGAATGGGATAAGTTATATTCAGGCGCAAGCGTAATTCCAGATTCTACTGCAAGAAATAGAAAAACTTCTGGAATGTCTGATCTGGACATAATAAGAAAGGCAGGATTCACTATTATAGACACTTTGAACCCATTTGTAAGAGATAGGGTAAACAACACAAATAGGTTGTTAATGCAAGGTAGAATTGTCATTGATGAAAAATGCAGGCATACTATTAATGACTTCGAAAAGGTAGCATGGAAAGATGGCGAGCTTGACCAAACAACTGATCACTTGCTCACTCATATCAGCGATACGGTTGGTTATGGAGCATGGAAGTTAATACCAATGATCGAAAGAAAAAAACAGAGGACTATATGCTTATGAACGATTTACAAATGATTATTGATGAATATAAAGCATTTCAAAACAGACTTAAATACAACTATGTTTTGTTTGATATTTATGAAGGG